ATTATTTGCCTGTTCTAGTTTTATTAGATGGAATTGCTGATGTGTTAGACTTACCTGCTTTTGTTTTATCTGATACAACATTTACATTCAATGCTCCAGATGGGTCTATAAATAGTTGCTGCATAAAATTTGAAAATCCACTCATTGCCTCTGTAACTGCTCCTACTGTTTTCATAGCATCTTCATACATAGTGTCTTTACCAAGAGTGCCTTTACGCTCTTTCATATCTTCTATGCCAGAACCAGACATTAATCTATTAAAACCTGCATCTCCACGCATAGCTTTCTTATACATCTGCATATCCTTTTCAGATTGAGGATTGAATAAATTATAGATTAAGTCATCTTCAGCCATTTCATCTCCTCCAGATACATCTCCTAAAAATCCTAATGCTTCTTTCATATAAGTTGGATCATCAGAATTAAATCTAACAAACCTACGTAATGCTGCTGGATCATTAGCTAAATCTGGTCTTGCTCTTCTAGCTGCTTCATATTTAAGTAGCATAGCATTGTCTCCCCCACCCTCTCCAAGTCCTTGTATAGTCTGAGATAAGAAGTCTCCACCCTTTTCACCCTTATCGCTTAAACCTATACTTTCAAAAGCTGATAGAACTCTTAAAGCATTAGTACTATCTACAGAGTCACGCTTTTGTCTTTGTAAAGACATTATAGTTTGTTGAGAGTCTAATTTTTCACCTAAAGATGCTAAATCACCCTCTTTCAAATTACTTCTTTGTATAGATGTTAATACATTTAATACATCTAAACCTATTGTAGTAGAACTTTCTTGATTTTTTGTAAATCTTTCAAACTGAGAAAATACTCCTACATCTGCTCCGAAACCTTTTTGGAATGCTGCATCATCTAAAGTTCTACTTGTCAAATCTCCAGTCATTCTTGATGCTAAGGCTTTCTGATTCATCATTTCTGCTAAATCTTCTCCACCTAATCCTAAATCATTAACTCTACTATCTACAGCAATTATTTCTTGTAATCTTGAGTTTGTTGCTGCTCCTGTACCAAAACCTCTCATTGCAGCAGATTGACCTATTGACTCTTGTATTTTATCTCCATGACCTATAAATTCCTTTACAACCATAGCTATAAGTCCAGCAATAGTAAATCCTTTAGCTAATTTACCCATGCCAGCCATACCTTGCATACCACCCATTACAGTTCCACCTAAATCACCTCTTGCAGCAGCTAATGCTCCGTTTTGAAATCCACTGTAATCATTATCTGACCCAGTATCTTTAAGATTTCTCATCTGAGAATTATTATTGTCTATACGGTCTTGTAATTGCTTTATTTCTGCCTCATCGGTTGATGCTGCTTGCTGAGCTCTCAAGTTTCTATTCTCTGAAGCTAAACTTCCAAATAAACCACCTTGTTTGCCTTCGTTGAACTCTTCCTTATCACGTTGCGCTCGTTCACGTTCTAATTTATCTTGAGTAGAAAGTTCTTTGTATATTTCTCTTAGTAATGCAGATGACTCTTTTTCAACTTGTAATAGCTCGTTTTCCATCTCAGAATTGAGTTCCATATTACTAGATGAAAATCTATTCTTTTGTTCATCAAATGCTTTCTTTGTAATACGACCTGAACTAAAATCGTCTTGAGCTTCAGAAAATTCTCTATTATTAGCAGAACGTGCTGCCTCAAATTCTTGTTTTATTCTTTCACGCTGTTCACGCAAACTGTCCTCACTTACGCTTTTTATAGATAACTTTTTTTCTGTAGGAGTCATCTGAGATAATCTATTCAGATCATCTATATCTCTTCCAAGCGTTTTAGCTTTTTCACGCAGATTGTCAAGTTGGTTCCCCAATCCATCATCTCGACCTCGAATATTTATATTTACATCTGACATTAACTATCTTCTTTTGAATTATTATAGTTGCTAAGATCAATGTTGTCAAATGCATCATCTATATCTTGTTGAGCCATAGAATTACCTACTAGACTTTCATCTTCTGATAAATTATCTTTGTAGATATTGTTCATCAATCTATCTTCTTCATAGTCGATGAACATATCTATAAATGTAGTGTTGCGATGTTTTTCGCTACCAAATGGAATTGAGTATCTTGTTCTCCACCAGTAGTCTATTGGAAATTTTTGGTTCCAATCTATTATGAATTTATGAATATCATTCCTTAACTTGTTCACCATCTTCATCCTTTTTATCAAATCCGTATAAATCGTCAATGATTGGTTTATACCAAGGAATGAATTTGTCTTTATAGACTTCTACAAGTTCTTTAGCAAACTTTATATCTATATCTCTCCAATTTTTTACTTCTAAATCCTTTTTCAAATCTGGAATTAGAATAGCAAAATAAGACAATGTATCAGCTATATCTAAAGCGAACAGGTGAACTTTCATCCCGCTCAATGCCATATCAATATACTTACCATTAGTGTAAGATATTTTAAATGACTCAATATCCATAAGTTGTCCTACAGTTGGAAACTTAACATTATAGTCCTTACCTTTGATTTGAATAATTTGTGTTAAAACCATTCTTAAAAATTTACGATGTTAATAATTTATTTTTATACTGGAAATAAGATAGGTGTAATATACTCAAAATCCACGTCTCTACCAGATATCTGACCCTCTGATATATCGAAACCCTCTTTAGTACTAAAAGCACTTCTAATGCTTGCAAATAGCTCAAATTCTGGGTAGATAATTCCAGTAGCTGGATCTTGAAAGTCTTTTACTTTCTTCATGATATCTATCGTTATACCATCTTCTTGTAATAGAACGGTGTCGACCCATTCTTGCAAGTTATTAACATTACGTAACAATGCTTTTTTGATCAACTGATCTTGATTGTTAAATGTTATAGAATAGAAACCAGCATTAAGAGTACCACTCCAATCTAGTGCAGGTACTTCTTGAGGTGTTAATTCACCTATTCCTTGCACCTTACCACGTCTGATGTTTTCAGTAACTCTTATATTTTTCATTTTACCTACTGCTATACCATCTACTTTTATAATCGCCAAAGGGGCAGTCATCACTTTTTGAGCCATCTTTTTATTTTTTAGTTATTATTGTTAAGATAAGCTAATCTTGATTCTCTCATCTTTTGTTTTGTAGCTTCAGACATCTTTCTACCTTTGTTTTTACGTCCTCCAACTCCATATTCAGTTCCTAACTTCTTGCCTTTATTCCAAGCCTTACGACCTTTCATTGACTCTTTATGTCTTTCAAGATTTTCAGGAATAGAAAAATAATCTTTAGTTCTTTTACTTAATACTTGTTTTTGTTTATCTGACATCGACTTTCCAAAATTAGGATTATTTTCACCTCTTAATTTTTGCTTAGTTGTCTCAGTCATATTTCCACCCTCACCAACTTTAGTTAGATTATATCCAAATTTTTGATTATAAGATTGAAATTTAATTATGAAAACTATTTCCATTTTACAAATGAAACTTGAATTTTCAGATTCAAATAAAAGTTCTAATTCAAAATTTTTCTCACCATATTTTCTTATCGCTTTATGCAGAAGATAGCCTTCATTTCTATTAGCACTTCTAACATGTTCTTTAAATCTATTCTTTATAGTCTTACTGGTTTTGCCAACATAAATCTTACCATTTACTTTATTTGTTATTTTGTAAATGAATTCCATTATTATGCTGATAAATTAGTATCTAACATAAATCCAGTATTAAATAACTTGTTAATTGGACCATTAGGTACAAATCCGTACTTAACGTCATAATAATCTTCTATTAAGCGTACAGTAACATTTTTAAAGCTAATTATTAAATTATCTTCATTAGTCGTAGCTGTCTTGTTTAATAAATACCCTTCAACATATGACTTAACATCTGCTGCAGTTACAGTACCTCTGTTATTACCAATAAATAGAGGTCTCATATTTAAAGTAAGTTCTTTATTAAGTTGAGCTCCAATTCTCATAATTGATATCTCGAATGAAGTACCATCTGCATTTATCAATTGAGTATTACGTTGTAAACTATTTACAGCTTGGTTTACCACATTACCTATGCCTGGCACGAAACGATTGTGTACTACTCCAGCTTGAAGTGCTTTCTCACGTTCTTTCATACCTAAAACATGTCTAAAGTTCTTTAATTTTAAAGCCTTAAATGTTGCAGGTACTTGAGATTCAAGTCCACCTAATCTCCCAGCGAAATTAGCAGCGTGATATATAGCAGGCATTTTTTCAAAAAGTCCTGTATTAAATACTTCTTTATTTATACCAGAGTGAACTACAATTACATCTGGTGTGTCAAAGAATTTAGCTATCTCTAAAGATGAGTTTGGATCACCTTCAAATTTAGTCTCATCATCTCCGCCAGCTACAATTAAGAACTTATCAAACTCTGCATCATCTTGTATATGATTAAGAATTTTCATATTCTGTACACTTCTAGCTTGATCTCCACCTCTATCACTTAAAAAGAACGTATTATCTAATTCTCTTATATCATCCAAAAGTCTATCTAAATCAGCTGGATTGTAAGATTCAGAACCATTTTCTGCAAGTACTAAATTAGTAACATCGTCTTCGTCTACTGAACCATCTCCATTAATTATATAATTTTCAGAAACTACAAAAATATTGCTTAATACAAAATCTTTTTTAGCCCATTGTATGAAAGTATCTATATTGTTAAATTCAGGACTTACTGTCAATAAATCAGTTTTTGTTTGTTTTGGCTCTAATCCACCATAATGATTTCCATTTGGAGTTGTTCCATTATAAGAACCTTCATAAAATTCAACTTTTAAATAACCATCTGTTTCAGCAATAGTCACTTTTGCAGCATAACCTCTAATTAAATTAGTTCCATTTACACCATTTTGGAATTTAGCTGTATAACCTGCTGGAGCAGTTATATCACCAGTTAAAGTTATTTGTTCATCGTTCCAAGTAACTCCAGTATTATCAGGAGCAACTAATATTAGATATTTATCACGAACATATGCTGTAACTCCAGTATTATCAGAATTTATAACATCAGACATAGCAGCTTGTTCCTGTGTTATAGATAAACTTCCCAATACATAATTAAAGTCGTATACTGTTCCACCTATTGTAAAATCTATATTGTAATTTTGTCCAATTACAGCACTTGACAAATCAATTCTAACTACTGCTTCAGCAAGTTGTTCATCTAATTTGCCATTACCAACTTCACCCTCATTTTTCGCCAATAATGTTAATTTTCCACCGTTTATTCCACCACCCACTAAATCTAAATTAATTTCAGCTGGATTAGTCTCTGCTGCTCTCGCTATATATACGTTTTCTGGTCCAGATGCACCATTTAGAGGATTAAATATATAATCAGCTAAATCCCACATTATTCCACCTCTAACAAAGGCTTTAAAGTCATCTACATCATCAAATGAATAGACAGAATTAAGTCCTGAGCTAAATTCTCCATTAATACCAGAGCCACCACCAAAACCAGCTCCTGATCCTGTATCTATTATCATTAAATTACCAAATGAAAAGCTATTTGGTCTTGCTGGGATACCACTTTTAATTTGAGAATATACTCCTGGCTCGATAATTCTCTTGCCATTAAAACTTACAACTGTTGCCATGCTAATTATTTTTTGTTATTAGTTTCAGCCTTACTTTTGTCAGTATTGGCTTTTTTATCGTTCTTGTTTGATGATTTACTTTTGATTTCTTTAACCTTTAATATCTTATCAGCTTTATCATAATCAAAAACAAACTTATCTCTTAATTCAGTTATCCACTGAGATTCAGTTTTGTCTGCATCACCATAGATTTTCTTAGCAATTGCTTTATCTTTAGATGACATTTTATACTTACTTGCAAATTTTTCTACAGTCATGATTTCGTAGTTTTTATTGTTTCGTTAATAACTGTTATTGTTTGAATTATTCTTCAATAGGTGTTCCCTCAGCTGTGAATTTCTTTATAATTTTTCTAGCAAAAAATCCTGGTATATTTACATCATAACTAAAATTTATAGTTAATGACCTATGAAATATATGAGGTGGTATTAAATCATTTTGCATAGTAACGTCACTACCACCTAATCTTGGTGTTTGTAAGCCTGATAATTCTAAATGAGCATTTAGGCTTATTAAACCAGCTTTCATAATATTATATATCAATATAACTTCAAATGTGTTTTCTGAACTGATCATTAAATTATAAGTAGAAGTAAATCCTTGAGTAAATACTGGTGTATAGCCAGTTCCATCATCATTTATAATATTAGGTTGATAATTTTCGTCAGCTCCTAATGCCATAGGTTTCCCACTTTCTTGAGGCAATAATATGTGAACAGAACCCATAGCAGATACTTCCATATTATATCCTAAATTTACTTCAGGTGTCTTTTTTATGAAAGTCTGAACAGCTTGTTCATAATAATTAAAATTCTCAAATTTTACATCATTATTACAACTATCCTTAGCGAATATTCTGTACAATAAACTATCTTCTTCATTTTCTGCCTCTTCAAAATCTTTTTGAATACTATTAAAAAATGTTTTTAAAGTATTATATAGAGTAATTTCTGGCATTAGTACTGCCTCTGCTTTATTTGCCATAACCTAAATTAGATAATATTTGATCTACATTGTTTTCTACAACTATGTCAATCTGTGTTTCACTTAATGCTTTTTTCATAAAATTATTAGCTTGGATGCCTCTATGTATCCAACTATTAGGGTCAGAATTTTCACCTACTCTTCTGAAAGATACATAGGTATTTTGAGTTCCTTTACCATATACAGCAGTTTTCTTAGTTATACCTTGATATATGCTAGACTTATGTTTGTATTCTGGTATTGTTCTGGATGGTAGCTCTATAGCCTTACGACTACTTGGTATATTAAAAGGTGATGGTACATTCTTAGCAGCTAAACCTTTATTAGCAGGCATGTTCTTAACTATATTATGTATAGTTGAAGGCATTATTCCTGAAAATGCTTGATTTTCTCCTACTATTCCAGGTGTCCCCATTCTGAAAGGAATAGTTAAATACCATTTTAATTTTATATTGCCTTGCTTATCTTTTGTTGCAGAATATTTTACTTTAGAACTCTTCCTAAAACTTTCTTTCATGTCATATGGTCCAATACCTTTTTCAAGCATATTAGGTAATTTACCAGTCAACATAATTGTTCTTGAAAATCTAGTGTTTTCAATTATATTAAGATTATTTACATATTCATTTCTTGTAGATTTCAATCCATTAGTGGCTTGTAAAACCCAATTACGATAAATTTCTTGAGTAACTAAATCGACAGATGATTCAACGATAAAATCTGCCGTATTGGTAGGCAGATTAAATTCCTGTATAAGTTCATCTATATTTAATTCAATTTTCATATTTTATGTAGATCCATCATTTTGTATTAGCCTATCTTCTGCTTCATATTTTATATTGTCAAATAAATAATGAGCCTTACGCATTGTTCCACTTATAGGCATAGCTCTTAACTGTTCATTAGGTAATTGACAATTTTTTTGTCTAACTTTAACAATATCTCTATTCATATCTATAATATGATAAGTCATATAATGTCTATATCTTATAGATAATACAGGATTATCTCCATATTTAGGATCAATTATTAATTTTGACTCTTTTTCAATAGTGTAATCATCATCTACTTTAAGATGTTTTAATGGCGTTTTATCGGTATAGAACAACATTAAATCTTCTATTTCTAATATTGGATACTCAGAATACGCTATTACTCTATCTTTTACTTTTCTTGTCCTTAAAATCTCATTATAATATCCCTCAACATCTTGAAGTATAATTCTATCCATAAAAGCTAGTTTGTCTGTCGCTCTTGCTGTAATTCTAGCCATCCCTGTAGTAGTCTTACTCCAATTCTCATATTTAACATCTGCTTTTATGCTTTGTACTGCAACTCTAGTCTCTGTTCTGGAAATAAATACCCAACCTATTCCAAGACAATTATCGCAAGTAGTTAATGGTTGACCTGCACCTTTTACAGCACAAGGACATTTATAAGCCTTATCATGCCATACATCATATCCTTTGTCGAATACTAATGAGTCAAATCTTTGAGGTTCAAATCTAACTTGATGTTCAACACTTTCTGGAGGTGTCTCGCTAATTATAGCCTTTTTTTGAAAATTATCTCCTTGACCCATATTAATATACTCTAAAAGTTATACCTACATATTCTGCTTTTAAGCCAGATAATTCATTTTCAAGTTCATTCTTATATTGTTCTATTCTACCAGCAAATGCTCCTTTACCTCCACCCTTAGTAGTAGAATATGTTTGAGAAATTCCATCTATAGAAATACTTTGATTACCTATACCTGCTCCGAATATTAAATCACCTGTAATTGATAGAAGTTGCATTGCAGCTAACTTACCTACAGCATCTAATAGTTCAGCAGGAATTTCACCAGGTTTCCATCCAGAACAGTATTTTACTCTCCAATAATTAGGAATATGATCTGATCCAAAATATCCAAAATGTGGAGTTATTCCTGAAAAAGCAAAACCATGATTGGTCATAGTAGCACCCTCTCCACCTGTATTAGGCACTAAATGTAGATTTCTAAATTTTGTTTTGTCGCTACTATTTTTTATACTCAGCCACTCTTTAGGATAAGTGACTTGCTTTATTTCATTTATGTAGCCTTCAAGATTTTTTGGCTCCATTATAGGATATACTGTTTTTATGTATCCCCAACTCATCCATTCTTGCCTGTTAAAATCTTGAGTTTCAAATACTTCTTGCCTATTTAATTTTATAGATAAGAAATTTTCAAGCTGTCTTTGTGCAGCAATAATTTTTTGTTTAACTGTAGAATTACTTACTTTCCCCCCATTTGGATGACATAGTGGTATCCCAGATAAATATAGGTTTAAAAGTTCTGAAGGACTCATTATGAGCCCTTCATTTTTATTGAACTTTATTTTAAGTCTTAAATCAGGCATGATTTTAATCTTAAATTATTATTTGCTTAATAAGTACTTAATCATGTCTTTTTTCTTTGTAAAAGACTTATACTCAGATACTGGATATCCTGCATCTTTTGCGATATTTTTCATATCTTTAAGCTTCATTTCCATTAACTCTTCTTTTGTAAGGCTTTCATCTTCTTCATCCTCATCCTCTTCATCCTCATCCTCATCGTCCTCGTCTTCATCCTCATCCGTATCTGAGTCATCCTCATCCTCTTCAGAGTCATCAGACTCATCTTCGTCTTCATCTATATCATCTTCTGAGTCTTCATCATCTTCGTCACCCTCTCCATCTGTTTCGTCCTCATCTTCATCGATAATATCAGTATCGTCTTCATCAATATCCTCATCAATATCCTCATCTTCTGGATAAGAGTAGTTTGATGAATTAGACATTAAAATTTCTGCTGCTTTTTCAGAAACTTCTATAGTTCCATCTTCTTCAACTTCTACCTTTCCATCGAATGGTACAGTTACAGCCTTTCCATAAAGTGCTCTATTTTTAGAGACAATTTTTACTTTTTTTGACATAATTACGGTTTTAATTGTTAAACTAAAAAAGGGTGGAAGAACACATGCCCACCACCCTTCAAAGATTTCTAATAGTTGTTACTTACGAAAGTTTACCGATGTTAACGATACGAACCATCTTTTTAGGAGCATATAAGAATGGAGTACCATATAGTAATACCATAAATCTATACGCTGGTGAAAGGATAGCTAAATCCATTTTCATAAGTGGAGCAAGTTGAGCGAACTCAATCACTTCATTATCCATCTGGAATAAGACAGCTTGATCTGCATCAGGCATCCATCTATTTCTATCACGAACAGTAGCTGCTCCAGCACCATCATATCCATCTACATGCTCTTGTTTAGATACAGTATATAAAGGATAGAAAGTAGAACTAGCAGCATCTGCAGCGTTCTTATTTGATCTCCAAACTTGATATGCAGTTGCAGGGTTTATTCCACCACCATCTGTAAAGGCTAAATCTACTGATCCACCAGCTACAAGAGTTGCAGGTGTTCCTGCTCCAAGGATAGTTAAAGAACTTTCTCCATATCTGTTTACAGCTGTAACACCATAGATATAATCTCCAGCATCGTCAGCATTCCAAACAGATGAAGCATCCGTTCCTACAGGAGTAACTGCTCCAGTAACTACAGGTTGAGGTGCCATTGGAGAAGTCACTCCAGCAGTACTACGTTTAGGTGCTTTTTTATTAAAGAATATATCCCAGTTCAATCCAATACGACCGAATTGAGAATCAAAGGCTTGAACTCTTTGACCCATAATACCAGCAGAAGTTTGCGCAGTATTAGGAGTGATAAACTTGTTACCATAGAAGTTCTTAACAAAATCAGATAATACTTTTGGTGGAGCAAATAATTGAGTACCTAAACCGAAATTTTGTACAATTCCATTTGCAGCATCCTCGATAGCATCTTCAGATAATGCCTTACCTCTCATATCTATTACAACTTCTGAGTCAAAATACGCATCTAAATCCGTAAAACCAGAGTTCTTTTGATGTTGAGCTAAAAAGCCATTAAATTCTTGAGGAACAAGACTTTCATCTCCAAAATATAAAGACTTGTTTAATTGTCTTAAAATCCACATTGTTCCGTTCTTAACCTCACGCTCAATAGCGTTTCCAACGTGAGTATTAACTAAGGTCATAGGGTGAGTCACAGACTTCACTACTCCCATGAACTTAACTAACTGCGCACGTCTTACGTAGGTTGAGTCCTCTTCATTAGGCAATTCACCTTCATTGTAGAAACCACCTCTTTGCTGACCGTAGTCAACTAATTGGTTATACTCTTCTACAGTGTTGTAGGCAGATTTCTTTGGAATATTTTTCCAAAGTACGATGTCGCTTTCTTTGAAAGTCAAATGTTTTAGAGTTTTATCTAAACTTTCAACCTTTAAAGGAGCACCAGAAGCAGTGGATAAATCAGTAGTCTCACGGCCAGTGATTTGTCCAGCTTCCAACGCTTTGTTTAATTGGTTCAATTCTTGCATAGACGAACCACCGATCATTGCTGACTGACCGTTTTTCACGGCTTGTTTAGCATAATCGGCTA